GTTGACGCTATTTGTATGATTGAGGGTGCTGTTGCACAACCTGTAATAGTTAAACCTTATTTAGAGGAATTCTTTCCGCTGAATAAGGTTTAACTATTACAGGTTGTGCAACAGCACCCTCAATCATACAAATAGCGTCAACTGTTTGTCTGTGAGTAACGAAAACTCTTACCTTATGAAATGTTTCCATGTTAGCCATTCCGTCAATCGGGTTTGGTACGCTTTCAATATAACCTGCAAGCCTTGCGTATACTGCTGGAGTTACTGTTAAAACCAACATATCTCTATCAACACCATCGACATTGTCATTACTGACAGTCTCGACCGCTTGAATTAAAGCCTCTAGACTATCTTCTATTGCTGAATATGCGGATAGTGTAACTGAGGAACCTGCTGAAACTGCTTCAGTAAAGAAAGCCCTATCAAGTTCTCTTGCCATAGCTTTCGCTTGATTTACTGCTCGTTTTTCCATTAAAGAAGGAATGCCGTATAATTCGACATCCTTCATCTCAAACTCTTCAACAATTTCTTTATCTGTATCAAGGTTAATTGTAACACCGTTGTTTGATATCATGTCGCCTGCACCTGCGGCTCTTGCTGTTCCATATGCTTGAGATACTGAAGTTGCTAATCTGCGAGCTTCAACTGATCCAGCTTGTGGATCGCCTGAAAGATTCTGATTTTTAATAGAAGTAGAAACTGTAGAGGTTTGAACCATATCAATAACCTCTGCGTAGGTCTCCATCAATTTATCTTTTGTTGTGTCATCAGAGATATAGATGGATAATGCATCTGTCTTTGCCATTTTATTTAATTGTGTCAATTTAAGTTTTTTTAAAAAGAAGTAACAACTTCTCTTTTCTTACTTGAATTGACCTTGAAATCCTTTGGCACTTCACCACTAACAGACTTTTGTAATTCTTCTGACAGTGCAGATTTCCAGCTTTCTTTTAATATTTCTATTTTCTGTATCATTTTATCACCATCACTATCAACAACAAAATCTACTAGCTTAATTGGTATTTTAGCCTCATCGAAAATTTCGATTGCTTTTAGCTTGTTTTCCCTACTCGCTAATTCCTTTTCTTTTTCTGAAAGTGCTTCTAGTTGTTTCTGGGTCAATTCCTTTTCCTTCTCTTCATTTGATAATTGTGCAAGCCTTTCTGCTTCCGCTTTAGCTTCCGCTATCGCCTTATCTTTTTCAGCTTCTAATTTCTTTTTAGCTTCTGATAATCGATTAGAAATTATCTTGTCCAACTCCTCTTGTGAAAAGGTCTTTGCGTTGATGCCCTGTTGTTCTGTAGACTCAACTTTTTCTACAGCAGTTTGTTTTGTTTCTTCCATTGAAACATATAAAAAACTTAAACGATTTAACGCCTCTCGGCTACTATATTTTATACTAGTCTTTTTTTATACGCGTGTCAAGTTTCGGCTTTTCTAAATACTTTAATACTAATTCTATTTGTTGCGGGTCTTTTAAAATGTTTATTATTTCTTTAATTCTCTCGTAGGCTTCGTATTTCCTTTTAGGTGTCAGTTTGGAGTATACCTGTGATATGTATTCCGCTTCAGCATTTAATTGCTTGTTATAACCCTGATTTAATTTTGTAACAATAGAACCATACCCCAACTTTGTCGCACCAGTATCGGTTCGCATATTAGTATTCACACCCCACTTGTTTTCTAGTTCGATAAGGGTCTGAGGTCTGATAAGTTTAGCGATATGTCTTTCGTCTGCTTTACTCAAAACCTCGTTTGTTGTGCTTCTGCAGTTTGGATGCATTGGTGGGTAATTTTCTCCTACCTTGGCGTTCTTAACTTCGAATGTTTTATTATGCAACCGCTTGCAAATATTACTTGTTCGCATGTCTAAAAAGGCACTATATTGATATTTTTTAACTCCCAAATCTTCGTAAGCTTGTAATTCCGCTTGGTTGTTATAATAATTACTTTGCGTTCTCACGACTCTCATCGCTTGTCGCTTACCTATTCCTAACAGTTCCTCTACTTGTTTTGTAGTTTTCTGATAAGACTGACCCATTGCTAAAGCACCTCCGATAGTGGTCTCAACAGTTTTCGACAGCACTTTTATGTTTCTAAATATAGTATCGTTGAAAGTCGCTCCCGCAAGTGGTCTTTTTATTATGGCTTGGATTATCGATTTATCGTAAATGCTAAAAGCCACATTGGCGTCGGGTATTGACTCTAATATGTCCTTACCAGTCTTTATATAACTCGTTGCAATAATTCGCTCGTATACCTGTGCTGTTGTTTCTAACTCTTTAGGCTGTATTTGCATAATTTCCCAGTATACCTGCTGTCTTATAGCCTTCAATCTTGTAATCTTATTTATGTAATTCCTATCGTATACATCCTCGACATTAAACCCGAGTGCCTTCATTTTCTGTTGTATTTTTATAAGGAAGTCTTTCTTATCAGAACCTGAAAGTATTTGGTTCAATTCTTCGATAGAAAGTCCCGTTTTGTCTGAATATTTTGAATAGACATCGTTTATCTCCTTGCGAATATTGTCTAATGATTTTTCATAAATGGCTTTCACCTGCATTATTGCTATATTGGCCTGTGTTTCGGATTGCACAAGCCTCTCCACGCTTCTTTTGTGTCTTATTGTTTTGTCGAGTTTCACTAACAATCTTCTGCATCAACAAATATATTCAATTCATTACCATCATTATCCAGTTTGCTCTGCTTCAATTTCGTATAGGAAACTGCCAATAGGTTGTCTGAACCACCTTTTTGAAAGATGAAATCGTCGCCCGCCCATTCGACGGCTACTTTAACTAGTGGATTTTTGCCCGCTAATCTCGTTTCCTGATTGAGAAAACCACCAATCTCAATTCTAGCAACACTCGCAAACCAGTCTATATTGAAATCGGTTATAGCCCAATACTCGACTTCAACCCCTGAATTATTCAAGTCCCTTTTTAATAATAATGCCATACTAATAAAATATTAATTTATTTAATACAAATTGTTCACTACACCACTACTATCCTTATACACTAACCTATTAGCAGTGGTAGAATAATAAATCGTGTTGTTGACCGCTGAACTGTCCGCCATCGAAGCAGGTATAAAACCACCGTTTCTAGAAACACCACTCATTATCGTACCACCACTGTTTTGCCACTCCACCAAATTAGCCTTTTGGTTACTATATGCCTTTATAATATTCTGAACAACATTTTGCCAACCTACGACTGATACCTGATCTCCAAAGAGGTTTAAACCCTTCTTTGAATAGTTTGCATAATTATTAGTACCAGCTGTAACATCTTCTGTATAATTTCCGTATGCGTTAGTTATCGAAGCACCACTCGGTGCAGTACCTAGTGAGTTGTAATTTCCTATCACATCGGTAACTATCGATGACGCGTGAAATGTTAAGGAGTTAATAGTTCCATATAGTTTACCGATTGTCGTTGCACCATTTAATGATATGTCATTGTAGTTAGCAGAGGCAGTTGTCACTGTTGTTCTTTTACCTAATTGCGTTGTGCCTAAAAACAACCTGAAGTAATTCCCAGCAATGACCCCTATACTTCCATTAGTTTTAATATTTGTTGTTTGCTCTGTTCCATAAGCACTAGACAACTGACCGTCTTCCGTTGCTGATACCGTTAGTTTAAAACCCGTCGCTTGGGTCATTGTACCCTTACTATGCGTTATCATGCCCGTATATAAAGCACCTTCAGCCATTGTACCTGTACCACTCTTTACAAGTTCAGAATAGTAGGTGTTTATTTTATTAGAGTTTGCCGAGCTTGTATCTGCAACGTAACTTCTAACCCCATTAACTGTTGCCGTGGTCCACGGTGTCGTTGTTGATATGTATAGAGTAACGTTTATCAAGTTCTGACTCACAACACTTGAAACTGATTTTGTAATTGAGTGAACCGCTGTATCAGTATTTCCAAGTCCGTTACTTGTAATTAACGGTAAGGTCGAACTACCACTCATGCTCAACCCTGTGCCGAAAATTAAATTATCATGCGTAACCACACCCTTGTATACTGGAGCAGTTATTGAGGTTGCCGTTATATCCTGAGCATTAACATCTTGTACTATACTATCGCCTTGAAGATATACTCCACTATTGGCTCTAATAGCCTTTTCTATTATTTCAGTCGGTGTAACCGTCACATTACTTGAATAAGAACCTGTATCAATAATAATATGCGTTGTAGACGTTTTGCTTACCGTCCAACCCGTACCTGCGAAATCGCCCTCAACCAAAGCCTTGAATGTACAACCTTCTATTTCCGCAAGTGCTAGTTTAATCACATAAGGGGTATCAGCATTACCATTGTCGGTAGCATTTAGTTCGAGGTATGTAGCTGAATAAATTTGTTCTATCGGATTATAAGTATAAACCCTGTATCCCGTATAATACCCTCCGTTAAAAAGACCTGAATAAGTTAATAAAGGTGAACCACTTGTACCCCCCGTGCCGTTGTCACTAAAGCTATTTGTTGATGTTACCCAATATCTGTTATAGCCTTTCTCGTATACAATATATCCATCGACCCCAGTAACTGCGTCCCACGTCAAGTCGACCTTGTATATATTGTATACGAGAAA